AATGAAAAACTTATTGAGACCATTAAAGAGTATGGTGAAGATACTATCGATGCGGTTATTAATCACGAAAATGATTACAACTTTGACTACTTCGCTTGGAGATCATTACAGGAAATGTACCTATTGAAACGACCAAATGGTAAAGTTATTGAAAGACCACAACATATGTATATGAGAGTTGCATTATGGGTTACATCAAACATCACCGATGCTTTTGAATACTATAGATCTTTATCCGAACAATTAATTTCAAAGGCAACGCCTATTATGATTAATTCAGGGACTAGAGTTCCTCAATTAGCGTCTTGTGTACTTCATTATAATGATTCTGACTCAAGAAAAGGTTTGTTAGATACATTGACTGACATCTCTACGTTCTCATCTGACGCTGCCGGTATTGGACTATCAATGTCTAACATTCGTAGTAAAGAAAGTAGAATTTCTAGTTCAGGTGGATATGCTGGTGGTTTGTTAAAATACCTTAAGATTGTTAATGAATCACTTAGATTCTTTAACCAACAAGGTCGTAGACCAGGTTCTGCGGCAATCTATATTGAGCCTTGGCATAAAGATATCTTTGATTTGTTAGACATTAAAAAGAATACAGGTGCTGAAGAATTAAGAGCTCGTGATTTATTTACCGCACTTTGGATACCTGACAACTTTATGAGGTCAGTTAAAGAAAATGGTGATTGGTATTTATTCTGTCCTAACGATATTGAGAAATCAGGATTAAAACCATTACAAGAGTGTTTTGGTGACGAATATGAGGAAGTTTATAACAAAGCGGTCTCTATGGGTCTTGGTAAAAAAGTTAAGGCTCAAGACATTTGGACTAAAGTTATTGAATCACAAGTTGAAACTGGTGTTCCTTACTTATGTTCTAAAGATAACGCGAATAAGAAAACTAATCACCAAAACATCGGTGTGATTAAACAATCAAATCTTTGTAATGAGATTTATCAGTATACTGATGAAGAAACAACCGCAATCTGTACCTTATCATCTATGGTATTGAAAAACTTTATTAAGTCAGGAAAGTTTGATTTTGAACTTTTATTTAATGAGGTTAGAAAAGTTGTAAGATCACTCAATAAAGTTGTGGACATTAACAACTACTCAACGCAAAAAGGGTTAAAAGGTGGTTTAGAACAAAGAGCAATTGCTATTGGAACACAAGGTTTAGCGGATGTATTTTATTTAATGGATTATATCTTCACGTCTGATGAAGCAAAAAAATTAAATAGAGACATTTTTGAAACAATCTATTACGCATCGATCTACGAAAGTAATCAGTTGTGTATGAATGGAAAATACGAACAATACAAATTCTTCAAGGGATCACCAATGTCTCAAGGAGTATTCCAATTTGATATGTGGAATATTGATGAGACACAACTATCAGGAATGTGGGATTGGGACAAATTGAAAGAAAGTGTTAAATCGTATGGTGTTTGTAACTCATTATTCACGGCACAAATGCCAGTTGCGTCTTCGGCAAAGATCACAGGTTCTTATGAAATGACAGAACCGGCTCACTCAGCAATCTTTAACAGACGAGTTGTTGGTGGTGAGATCATGATTGTGAACAAATATTTAATCACGGACTTTGAAAAAATAGGTATATGGTCTGAGGATTTGAAGAATGAAATTATTATGAATGAAGGATCAATTCAGAACATTAATTTCAATAACTACTTAGATCCTGAAGATAAAAATTACAATAAGAAAGTTAAACGAATTGAACATTTGATTCCTAAATACAAAACAATTTGGGAGATATCACAAAAACAACTTATTGATATGGCGGCAGATAGAGCACCATTCATTGATCAATCACAATCAATGAACATCTATATGTCTAATCCAACATTATCAAAGATTACCTCATCACACTTCCACTCTTGGGAAAGTGGATTGAAAACACTTTGTTATTATGTGAGAACCAAAGCGATTTCAACAGGAGCAAAACATTTGGCGATGGACATTTCAAAAAAACAAAAACCAAAAGCAACACCTGAACCACCGAAAGTTGAATATAGTAATATAAATTTACCGTCAAAACCTGAGAATTCAGATTTTGAATGTTTTGGATGTTCATCTTAATCACGACATTAATCACGACAATGTGTCGCGATTATTTTAATAGAAAGGTATAAAAAAACAATAAATCACGATTTCTGTCGTGATTTTTTTTTATATGTAATATTTATAAATAAAAATTATTATGAAAAAAATAGTAAGACTTAATGAAAGAGACTTAGCTAATATCGTAGCTAAAGTGATAAGAGAAGAACAAAAAAGTAAAAAGAACCTTAATGAAGGTGTATTATTAACTTTAGGTGGACTTGCACTTGGTGGAGCTGTTATCAAAAAAGCATACGATTATATAAAAAACAGACAACTTAAAAATAATATGTCTGAGACAGGTAACGTTAAAAAATCTAAAGATGGTAAATTTACCATGAAAGAATATGAAGACAATTCGTCTGGTGAAACGTTTTGGGGTGTTGATGTAACTGACCACACTAGAGGTGAAGGATATGAAGAGAGACGAGTTTTATTATTTAAAAACGACCCTGAAAGAATTGAAAAAATCTTAAATTCCGAAGTTAAACATGATTATTCTGATGAGGCGTATATGACAGATGGATACGAAGATATGTTCGGACAATTCAAATCCGACAAACGAATTGATTTAGATATCGAAGATTAATAAAAAACCCTCCCCAAAAAGGAGGGTTTTTTATTTGTTCTAATTTTTACTTAAAAAAAACCTAACCTATATTTATATGTGATATGGCAAATGGTATTACATACGGTATTTCTTTTCCTTTTGTGGATTCATTCACAGGTAGGTATTTGGACGTAACAAATTCTACTGAAGGTGAAATTAGATCTGACTTAGTTCACTTACTTTTAACAAGAAAAGGATCAAGGTATTTCTTACCCAATTTTGGTACTCGTCTTTATGAGTATATTTTTGAACCTTTAGATGGGCCAACGTTTTCGGATATTGAATCTGAAATAAGAGACACAATTGGTAATTACATGCCAAATCTACAAGTTACTAATATTACCGTTGAACCGGCATCTGCGGGATTAGAAGATAAAGGATTTACGGTAAATCAAGATGGTGAACGAGAATTTAAAGTTACCAATATTGCTCAATTAGAACACACAGCAAGAATTAAAATAGATTACAGAATAACGGATTCTGCTTTTGAATCTAGTGATTTTATCATTATTAATATTTAATAGTATATGGCAGAAAAGAATATATCTTATACAGTCCGAGATTTTCAAGGAGTAAGAACTGAGTTAATTAACTTCACTAGAACGTATTATCCTGATCTCGTTCAAAACTTTAACGATGCGGGTATTTTCTCTGTGATGTTAGATTTGAATGCGGCAGTTACGGATAACCTTAACTTCCAAATAGATAGAAGTATCCAAGAAACTGTATTACAGTTTGCGCAACAAAAGAACTCCGTTTATAATATTGCAAGAACTTATGGTTTAAAAGTACCGGGTCAAAGACCGTCAGTTGCTTTAGTTGATTTTTCAATTACAGTTCCCGCTTTCGGAGATAGGGAAGATTTAAGATATTGTGGTGTTTTAAGACGAGGATCCCAAGTTAATGGAGCTGGGCAACCTTTCGAAACGGTATATGATATTGATTTTGCTTCACCAATAAATGCTGAGGGATCACCAAACCGAGTTAAAATACCAAACTTTGACTCAAGTGGTAAACTTATTAATTATACGATTCTTAAACGAGAAGTTGTTGTTAATGGTATTACGAAAGTTTATAAGAGAGTAATTACCGCTAACGATGCTAGACCTTATTTAGAATTATTCTTACCTGAAAAAAATGTTTTGGGTATTACAAGTGTTTTACTTAAATCAGGAACACAATACTCAACAATACCACAACCACAAGATTTTATCACCGTAGGTCCTGAGAGATGGTTTGAGGTGGATGCTTTGGTACAAGATAGAGTTTTCATTGAAGACCCTACTAAAGTATCTGACCAACCTGGTATTAAAGTAGGTAGATATATAACAACATCAAACAAATTTATTAGTGAGTATACACCTGAAGGTTTCTGTAAAATGACCTTTGGTGGTGGTAATATCTCCGCAGAACAACAATTAAGAGAATTTGCCCGTGATGGTAAAGGTTTTGATTTAAGTAGATATACCAATAACTTTGCTATGGGTGCTGCTTTGACACCAAACACGACTCTATTTGTTCAATATAGAATTGGTGGTGGATTATCAAGTAATTTAGGTATTAATACTATCAATCAGATTGGTACTGTGTCGTTTGCGGTAAATGGTCCTTCAGACTCAGTTAACCGAAGTGTTATTAATAGTTTACAGTGTAATAACGTAACAGCCGCAATTGGCGGGGCAAATATACCAACAACAGAAGATGTTAGAAACATGGTTGCGTTTAACTTCGCCGCTCAAAACAGAGCCGTTACGGTAAATGACTACAA